TTACAATTGATCGGCATGGTGCAACAGGACAAATTTTTCCCACAGTTGATCGTGGTTTTCCAGGCGATTAGTGTCTTTGAGAATGGTGTTGTCTATCGGGCAGACCTTCTGACAGGTTGGCGTATCGTAGTGCCCGACGCACTCGGTACAGCGTAACGGGTCAATTTCATAGATCTCATTCCCCATCGATATCGCCTGATTGGGGCATTCCGGCTCACACATATCGCAATTGATACAGCGTTTTGTAATTACTAATGACATTTCAATGGCTTACCGTTAAATCAATTAAAAATCAGTAAGTTATAGTGGCTTTGCGTTATTAACCATTATTAACTTACTGTATGTTGATCCAGTGTGTTTAACGCTGATAAACTCAATCCAGCAACACAGAACCGCAACACATTGCATTTTTAGAGTATAAGAACTCATGTATGTGTGAGCCTGTTTTCTGCGCCTGTTTATATGAGGATTGAGAATGCCGCGCACTGTAACACATAACATAAATAGCCCCAACAATGCTGATGTTTTAGCCGCATCTGAAAAGTGGGATTCGTGTAAGCCACCATACACCAGCTCACACATGAAAATCTGTGTTGCTGCTGCAAAAGTTATCCTCACAGCCTCCGGTGTGGCGCGTCGATCAAAATACGAAAAAGAGAATTATCTTCGTATCGATTTCAGCAAAGCTGGGAAAGTAACATTTTATGCTGAGTTCCCTAAACGGATGGGGCTTGCCGGGAAAAAACTCGGGGAGTGGCCGGAGTTAGCAATTCAGGTAGCGCGAGAAAAATCGTTAGCAATGGCAGATGGGGGTCTGCGCGCTGAGTCGGTACATGCTGCGCTGGAAATGTATCGTGATGATCTGGAAGCAAAGGTCGCACGGAAAAAACTTGGCCCAGATAGTTTTGCAACGTACGGTGTTCGGATCGATCGCATTAAAGAAACTTTTGGCGATCGGGAGGTATTCAGCGATGTGACATACAATCGGCTCGTTGAGGTGCTGGATGAGTGGATCACCACCAGGTCGAATAACAACACGCTGGAGCTGTTCGCAGAGCTCCGCCGATTCTGGAAATTCTGCGCCCCGACTCTTTGCAACGGCCGTAATGTTGCTGCCAGCCTGCCAGACGACTATGTATCGTCACGTGTACAAAAACCCACGCCAACCCGTAGATTTACCGATATCGAGTCAATCGCGCAGTTATGGCTGAATTTAGCCGCATGCACATCAGTACATCAGAAAAATGCCATGCGTTTTATGATTCTTACTGGAGTCAGGCCGATCAATGTGCACAACTTGCGCTGGGAATATGTTCAAGAAAAAGAGGGGGAGATTGTTTACCCGGAGGGAGTGATCGGAATGCGCGGAGCCATGAAAACACAAAAATCCTTCCGCCTGCCGATTACGCCGGAGATAAGGCGTATTATCGACGAGCAGAAGGTATGGCGTGATTCAGTTCAAGAGTGCAATAAAGATTTTGTATTCCTGCAACCGCGCGACCCGATGCAGCCGTTTTCAAAACGATCGCTGGATAAATTGATAAAAACGTATAGTCCGGAAGGGGCTGTGAAAGGGATTGTTCATGATGGAACAGTTAAGGGGCGTAACGGTGCATTTAATACAATGTGCCGTAAGTTTTTTAAAAGTAATATTATCGCTCAGATGAAAGCACGCGGCTATTCCCGTTCGGATAGAAAAGAAATAAGCCTGCTGTGCCTTCATCATTCAAAAAAGAGCGATGACCCGATGGCAGAGTTTTATGATTTTTCTGATGAAATATTGCAAGAAGAGATCGCACTAAAGCGGGAGGCATTTGAAGCACACGAGCGCAGCCTTCTGGCGCAGGTAGCATTGATTCGCCGTCGAGGCGGTTAATATTGGCTTCGGCATTTTTGAATAAATGCATCAACATTGCAGCGCTCATAGCGAACCACTTTTGACGTGAATCGGATGGGCGCCAATATATCCCGGTGCCGATGATTAATATTCCAGTCACACAATGTTTTCTGTGTTATCCCTAACCGTTTGCAAACTTCATCTGGCGTTAGCAGTTCGCTATCCGGTTCGTTTTTATTATCCATAGATGCCTCCACTTTAAAAAATAATGAGGTTATTACTTTTGGTGTGGCGCAAACAAGCGCTGCCAGATTGCTGACACATATTTAGCTTGATGCCGAGCATCAGCCAGGGCGTTATGTCTCTCCCCGTCGAACGGCATATCGCGCTTGGGGTCAAACCCAATAACCCGCCCCAATTCAACAAGCGTTCTTACATCCCGGTCATTGAACCACTGCCAGATATCCCCGAAACATTCCCGCTTACATGATTCTCTCAAAATAACGTTATCGAAGCTGGCCCCATTCCCCCACACCCGCACTTTTTTTTGATTGCAATTACTGTTCACAAAATTTCGCAGGTCGTGCAGAACAATAATCAACGGCTGGGCATCAATCCGAATCGCGGCTCTTGCTGCGTCTGATTGATCGAGCCAAAACATAATCGTTCCGGCATCAGGAATGCCACCGTTTGACATAGAACTATTGAGAGTAACAGGGCTATAAAACTCTGGCCCGATCTCCTCTGTTGACGGTTCAAAAAATACGGCACCGATTGAGACAATTGGAGCCTGTGGGTTTGTTCCCATTGTTTCGAGGTCAATCATTAAATGGTTCATAAAATCTCCGGCAAAAAGAAACCCGCACTGGGCGGGTTCTCTTGACTTTATTATTGGATAGGGATGTTAATAATAGTAGCGTCATGCTCGCTGGGTGTCAGCTCGCTTTCGCCGTTCGTAATCGTCAGCACAACTATCCCCGGAGCAAAAATTACCGTGTGTTAGCGGCTCGCCACACCAGTGGCATTTTCCGATGAACGTTGGCGATTTCCAGCGATTTTTCTAACCGCTGTTTGTCACGCCTCAACGACTCATTTTCGGCGCGCAGGCGCTTATTCTGGCCGCTTGCGAGAGACGCAAACGACCCCGATGTTGGTTTTCTCATGATTACTCCGGGTATATCAGATGAAATCTCGGTATGTGCCGTCGGCAATGCGCCGGGCGAGTTCTTTGGCTCGTTGCCGGCCTTCTCGCCGGGCGTCTGGATTTTCGGTGCTGGCGCTACGAGCGCTGATTATGATTTTTTTCGCCAGTGAGGCTTTGGGCCGGGCGCGCTGTCCGACGCGAACGAGCGTGTAAACGCGGTCACGGATGCCGTCGATGATCTGCCAGTCGCTGATGCTCAGCTCCATTACAGCGGTTTGTCGTTCGATGTGGCTCAGCGCACTCCGGAGTTGCTGTAACGGGACATTGAGAATGTCAGCAAGTTCCTGACCACTCATTGGCCGCTTGGACAACTGCCAGGCTATTTTTTCTCTCAGTCCAGAATTACGGCCCTGATTTCCACCTCGCCGATAAAATGGGTTTAATCGAGTCGTCATAACTGAGTCCACCTATTTATCGATTACGTTGTTGTAATCATTGTGGGTGAGTAATTCCCATTTGTTGCCGTTATCACGCGATAATAAACGCCAGCGCTTATTTACCCGGAATGTCAGGTATTTCTTTCCAAACGTTCGACGGGGGTGAATACAGCCTTTCTGGTACTGGGATAAAATGATTACGGCTTTTTCGGAGATAAACAACGGGGCATTATTCAGGCTGACCATTATTATCAGCCCCTTTCTTATATTCGTCGACAATCTCCATGAGTTCGCCAATAACCGATCGCGGCACTATGATGTAGCCGTTTTGGTCATCATCGTCACTATTTGGTATTGCGTCATACAGCAATTCAACCGCCCGCCGGGCTTTAACTGCGCTGAATTGCGGCTTGGCAAGCGACTTGGTGATTTTCCTCTTACCAGCCGCCTCGGCCTTCTCCATCAGGTTTGATGCGACCTTGTCGGCATAAATGCCGTGCTCCCTGTTTATTTCAATCGCCAGCGCATAATTGATTGACCCAGTCCTGACCAGGCTTTGTAAATAAGGCGAGCATTCCTGATGCAATTGCAAGTGCTGAATAATGTCGGATTCTGACCTTTTCACTTTCTGCGCTATCTGTGCGTTAGTCCATCCCTGATTGACCAGTCGATAATATGATGCGCCGCGCTCCAGCGGGGTGAGCGCTAACCCCTGCGAACTGGTAATCATAAACGCGATTTTATCAGCCTCAGTTCCGATAAAATCCTTGCATTCTAATGCTCGTACTTCACATCCGGACTCATTCGCGGCCAGGGCACCAAAATAACGATGATGACCGTCGATAACCTTCACGCCTTTTTCTGTGACTTCTACTGCCAGCGGGGGAATATATTCCCCGGCCACAAAAGCATCCTTAAATTCCTGAATGTGGGCCTGATTCAGCTCGCGGACGTTGTAACCATCCTCGGCATAAATTTCAGAAAGTGGAACCAGATAAGTTTTTCTGGTTGTCATTTCTGATTTTAATTCATTCCTGCTGTTATAGCGTTGAGATAAGGTTGGCATATTAATTTCCTGTCGGGTATTTGCTTCACTATGCGCACCACAGGGCGCGCATAAGGCAGCATTTAAGTGGGGGATTAAATTGAACCTTCGTAAACCGGCACGTCTGGCAACGCGTTTTGCAAATCAACAATGATCTGCGTGAATGCGTGTTCAACGATTTTTTCCGGGTCGATCAGTTCGTACCACAAAACTAACAGACCATCACGCAGGCGGTAGCGGATGCGGGCATCGACTTGATACGGGGAACCGTTGTGGAACGGGGCAATAGCCAGACTGATTTTTTCCGGCAGCACAGTGTTGCCGCTACCGTTTTTCTCGTCCGAATACGACATCTGGAATGTTCCGTCCTGCAATCGGCGCACTGACTTGAATTCGGATTTGCGCGTTTCCTGGAATGCCAGAACCATTTCCAGCAGCTGAGCACCGGCAGGGCCAGCGTAGTTATCGCTGACCGGTGCGATATCGCCGATGCGATTTTCCAGAAACTCCGCAAAATCCGCCTGCCCATTCGCTTTCTTATCGCCGCCGACCCACTCCAGCCATTCTTTAGAAAACGGGCAGTCATAGACAGCCTGGTGGTTGGCCCACTGGGGGCTATCCGGCGACTGGTGGTAATCCAGAACGGCAACAACGCGGGTTTTAGTGTTGTCCGCAAAAATCGCGGAGCGGTTATCCGCAAATCGGCTGACATATGCGATCAGCGAATGCACGGCGACCATGTTAACGCGTTGACGGATAAGAGACGGCTGAAGCTGGTATTTTTCCAGCGACGAGACTTCATGCCGGTCCGGTACGACCGTTACCGGGATTTGCGTGGCGGGCTGTGCGGCGGTAACTGCCAGGTTGGCAATTTCGCGCACGGAATTGCTGTCAACGACCTGTGACATAGTGATTTTTCCTTGTTGATTGGTAAAACGGATAGGGGTAATGGCGGCTATACCAACGTTTAGCCGTTTTGTTGCAGTTTGATGGGGGCCGCTTTAGGCTCGGCATCGACAACAGTCAGGTCCATTTTTACCTGAGCGGGGTCATCGCGGAGCAGGTCACCATCGGCGGTTGAAAACATGATGGTGTCAGCTTGGCCGAGTTCCGGTTTACTGGTTTTCACAGCCGGGGTCACTTTGACCGCATTTTCATCCCGCGTGTTCAGCATCGAGACATTCAGCGTCAGCGTAACCGCGCCTTTTTTACCGGTTTCCCGAACGGATTTAATGACCTCGGCCAGCGCTTCGGTCAGTTCAGCATCCAGCGTGCCCTTGTTGATATAGGCAACTTGTTGACTGAACGGGGTTTGCTTGTTTTCAGACATGGGGTTTTCCTCTTTTCACACACAGAAACAGGGGGTGCTTCTCTCTGTAAAAAGCGCGGCCAGCCGCCGAACGTTATCGTCATTCCTCTGAATGGTTGAATCGACTGGCCGCGAAAGGGATAGACAAGGGTTACCTGTTGTGTCCCGCTTACTGGTACGGGGCGCTCAACCGCAGTTTGCGCAGATTCAGATTGTGGCCCTGCTTTGGATGCACTTTGCGCTCAGCTGGGACATGTAATTTCGCATCGTGCTCGGGTTTGCTCATACGCTGGCCCCGCTGCCATATGTTTGCCGGTTACGCTATCCGGCGACGCGAAACCGCGCCCGGTTGTGCCCTGGTGATGGCAAAAATTACTGTAATTCTGCGAGAGTCCGCTTCCCTGACAGCATTGCGAGTCTGAATGTTGCTGCTGGCGGGATGCCAGAGCGGGCCAGGCAGTTTCCATACGACCGCATACGCTGGACCAGCCGTAAATGTTGCGCCGGGGATAGGCGCTGTTTCTGGTTGGTATCAGAGTTCATGTGATTGCCCTCTGTTGTATTAAAAACACATGCTGTGACCCGTGCTATCCTCTTAGTACCTATAACAAAGAGGTATTTCTATGAACAAGGAAATGTATTACGTTCGCTGGAAGCTTAATCGTGCGATAGCAGACCTTAATTACTCTCTGGAATGCTTTGGCGATAAACTTTCAGAACAAGAGTCATATCCGAGCGATATTTATGGATTTGACGCTATTTACCTTTATCTTTCGAATAAACACGGATGGACAATTGACCATTGCAAAGCGATGGATAAAGGCGATATTAGGCTTGCTCTCGCAGTAGAGATGAAAGGCTGGAAATTGCCGCCCGATGCTCGGTTTGGTAATCCCTCTCCTGAAGGTGTAACTGTTGTAATTGAGCGAGAGTAGTTTCGGCCATCATCCTTAGTGACGTCCAAAATTCTCTGGGCGTCATTGTCTCAACCTCACGCGATTCATTCGCGGGAATAACTGGAGGCGTATTTTTACTTTCCAGCTCAATAATACGCTTGGCTGCGAAGTAGAGAGTGCTTTCCATCGTATCAGCAATGCACCCCCCGCTATCGCAGTACCCGGCCACAACCATTAAAGCAGCGTCATGGAAGTCATCACTACCATCAGTTACGGCAATAGCAAAATCGCCTGCCCGAGGAATAACCATCACTCTTGGATTATTAATCACGTTGTCACCTCATTATTAGTGGTCTTATGCCTACCGACCTGAACCAGCATCGGCAGGGTAAATCCGCTTGTCGTTTAAGCTACTTATGCGTTAACCGGGCGCTAACCGGTTACTCAGTGATGCGCTTAGCGCTTCCTTTCCCTTACTACGTCGCCGTGGGAACCCGACCTGTAACACCGTCGTCGCGTGGCCTGAACTCAACAGGCGCTGGGTGCGGTCTATCCGCTTACTGCTGCATTGGCATATCTCCTGTGGTTAATCACGTTCCGATCTCGCATTCCGATTTCAACGGGTTAGCGGAGACATTCAGCGGCACCCTGAATTGTGGTGTGTGATAGCCCGGACCTAATTGTTAAAGAGCTGGCGGTGATGCTCGCCGTACTGCTGGTGAGCTAAATATTGCTCTAAAAGAGCTAAACGTCAAGGGGGAATTTAAGAAATATTGCATATTTGAGCAACTGTATTAATATACAGTAGTGGTTGCAAATAATAAGAAGGCTCTGGGATGGACGGAAAACGCATACAAATCAATATCCCACATGGGTATGGGATAGATAGGCACATTTATGAAATGGATGAACTAGGGGAGATAGTTAGAGAAATACAGATTGATAATAATGAATTGATTAAAAAAAACGATGAAAAGGAAGGGACAACTACAGCCCCTTTATTGAAAATTTTATCTGTCCGATGAGTTCCCAGTCTCCGTCATAAGGTCGTTCCGGGTAATCTTCGTCGATTAATAATAAATCCGAACCAATTCGTTTCACCCTCCAGCACGAAAGCTGATTGTGAATGCTGGCTATTATATAACTATTTGTAATTAAATTTGTTTTTTTAAATTCTGGTTCAATTGCAACCAGATCACCAGGGGATGCCAACTGCGATATCGATGTCCCGATATGCTCCGGCAACCGGCATACAAATGCACGTTCAGACATACGAGCTGGCAAGTTCAGCAGCCGATGTTCGACATCGCGCCCAGATATATAACTGTTAATATCATCCCATTTGATGAACGGGCGAGAGCTAATATCATTACCGAATTTTGCAACGATCACGTTTTGCATTGCATTTTTTTCAGCCAATAGCGCTACAGATAATGAGCCTGGCTCCAGGCCAAACTCCTCCTCAATCCGCTTTGCCATATCGTCGCCAACGTATTTTTTAGCAGTGCTTTTTAGTTGATCAGCGTCGTCGTCCAGAGCTCGCAACACCTTGCTGATGTGCTGTGCCGTGCTTTTTATGCGCTTAGCGAATTGAGATTTATTGCCGCTGAATTTTGTCTCGACCAGGAATTTTACATTCTCGGCGCGTATCTGCTTTGTCGTGTCCATACTATCCTCTGTTTGACTTTAGTTCTTTTTGAGCTAATATTGGCTCTATTCGATTACCGAGGAGGTGTTATGACCTTAGCCGACTATTTCAAGAGCCTGCCAATGAAGCGGCGTCTCGAAATTGCTGAGTACATCGGGTGCAGTTACAACGTGCTGTACCGCAACTACATCATGCTGGACAAAAAGACAATGTTGCCAGCAAAGCACCCACGCCCGCGCCGCTATCAGCGATTCGTAGAGATTTTCTCTCCGGATATCGGCGAAATAGCAGTGCATCGGCATTTCTCCCCGCTCAAACCGAATGATTCTAGTTCAAAAAGAGCAATTTTAACAGGTGATGACCAATCCATCGGTCAATAGTGTCCGTCATTTCACTGCGGGATGTAACCACAGGAGAGGGGTGATAACTGTGTCACAGAATCCAGAATGGCAGGCAGAGAAACAACCCGACTGGGTTATCGCCGTTGCCAGAAAAATCATTACAGGTCTGCCGGGTGGTTACGCCGATGCGGCGCAGTGGCTGGGCGTGACTGAAAACGCACTGTTTAACCGCTTGCGTGCGGACAGCAATCAAATTTTTCCGATCGGTTGGCTGATGGTATTGCAGCAAGCTGGCGGGACAACGTTGTTTGCCGATGCTGTTTCCCGACAGTCGAACAGCGTAAACGTGCGCTTGCCCAGCGTTGACGAAATCGAAAACGGTGATGTGAATGTCCGGCTGATGGAAGCGATCGAATTCATTGGCCGGCACTCAGAGTTAGTGCGCCGGGCGACCGAAGACGGCGTTATTGATGACGATGAGAAGCGGGCCATTGACGAAAACAGCTACAACGTCATTGCAAAATTTCAGGAAAGCATTGTGCTGCTGTACAGCGTTTTCTGCCCACCTACAGACCAAGCCAGCCCGCATATAACCCCGCATCAGCGCGAATAGCGCTGGCGCCCATCAGCTGATTATCACAACCGCAATTTTTCGGAGGTGCAGATGGACGCATTCAACTACGTGAAACCCGTTATGCCAGTCGTGTATTGCCGCGAGGATGCCGCCTGGATTCAGGAACAGTTGGGAAAGCTGCCGACCGGCCAGCGCGGAAAAATCGCGTATGCATACGCGGACGCATACCGCACCGCGCACGATGCTGAGCCGGTCACGTATCGGCAAGAAAACGCCGGTCGCAAAGCCGCGAATGAGCGCCTGCGCCTCTACGTCGAACGCTACTCACGCGCTGCCCAGGGTTTTACGGCTCCGCCGCCGCTGGCGCAGATGAGCCAACAACAGGGGCGAGCAGCATGATTTTCAGTCTGGTTTTTTTTCATACGGGGGAGAGGGAAGGGGTAAGAGGGGGGAAAGGGGGGAGATCGGGGCAGGGAGTGGGGGAAGGGGCGGCACAACCAACAGAGATGATCTTTCAGTGATCGATCTGTGAATTGCCGGACAGTGGAAATTTATACAGTAGTGGCGATTGAGGAAAAAAACATGCTGAGCATCACGCCGAATTTAGCGCAGGGGAGAGCACTCAATGAACTGCGCGCGAACTGGAAAACGAACGCGAGTTTCATGATTTACAGCCCGGTAGGGTCTGGAAAGACAGGGCTGGCGGCATTCATCACTGACGGTCTTGTCAGTCGAAACATGCGCGTAATGTTTGTTGCGCCTTACACGGTCCTGCTTGATCAGACTGCAACCCGGTTTGTTGAATACGGCCTGCCGGCAGACGAAATCGGATACGTGTGGCGTGACCACCCGGCCTATGACCCGACGCGTCTGATTCAGATAGCGTCCGCTGATACGCTGATCCGCCGTGAATTCCCCGGCAACATCGACCTGCTGTTTATCGATGAGGCCCATCTGAAACGCAAAAAAATTCTGCAGACGATCGAGCACCTGACGAAGAACACAGGAACGAAAGTGATCGGCCTGTCCGGCACACCATTTGCGAAATTCCTGGGGAACTACTACCAGCGTCTGATCAAGCCGGTGACGATGAAAGAGCTGATCGAAACTGGCGCGCTGAGCAAATACGAATTTTACGCCCCATCGACTCCCGATCTGTCAGGTGTGAAAACCGTCGGCAATAGCGATTACGGCTCTGACTACAACGAAACCCAGCTGGCGCGAGTAATGAGCGAAGCCAAACTGGTCGGCGATATCGTTCAGAACTGGCTTGAGAACGGGGAAAACCGGCAGACCGTTTGTTTTTGCGTTGACGTTGCCCACGCGAATTTTGTCGCGGTCGAGTTCAATCGGCTGGGCGTGGCTGCGGAGGTCATGACAGCGAAAACCCCGCACGACGAACGGCAGATGATCATCCGGCGGTTCGAGCAGGGCATTACGAAAATCATCGTCAACGTTGGGGTGCTTGTTGCCGGGTTCGACAGTGACGTGCGCTGCATCATCTACGCCCGCCCGACCAAGTCGATCATACGGTGGATTCAGTGCCTTGGCCGTGGCCTGCGTTCTGCGCCGGGCAAAGAGTTCTGTCTGATATTCGATCACTCCGGCACAGTGCATAAACTGGGCTATCCAGACGATATCGAACGCGACAACCTGTTATCAAGCTCGGACGGCATGGAGGACGCGCCGGATCGCAGGGAACAACAGGATGATGCTGAACGCCTGCCGAAAGAGTGTCCATCCTGCCACTACGTCAAGCCAGTCGGGATTTACATTTGCCCGAAATGCGGCTTTAAGCCGCTGGCCGGTGAAGATGTCGAAACCGATCGCAGCCGTGGACTGAAAAAAGTCGGCAAGGCTAAAGAAAAATTCACCACCGAAACAAAACAGTCCTGGTGGTCGCAAATCCTGTATTACCAGAACAGCCGATCAGCATTGGGAAAACCTGTCAGTGACGGCTGGTGCGCCCATACATACCGCAAAAAATTTGGCGTGTGGCCGAAAGGGCTGCATCGCACACCGAAAGAAATTACCCCGGAAGTTAGCAACTACATCAAATCGTTGCGCATCGCATACGCGAAAGGGCAGCAGAAGTCACAACAACAAGGTGCCGCCGCATGAATACGCAGCAAGCAGCAATTGGCCGCTGGCCGGATATCTATCAGTATTACGGCCTGCCGCCGGTAACAGGGAAAAATCATTTCAAGGGGGAATGTCCGCTCTGCGGTCGCCGCGGGAAACTGCGCATCGACGACCAGAACGGGACCGGGTCATGGATTTGCACGTGTGGCGCTGGTGACGGCTGGTCAATGCTGACGAAAGCCACCGGGAAAGATTTTGGTACGCTGGCCGGTGAGGTCGATCGTCTGATCGGTAACGTGTTCGTCAGGGACGATCAGTCTCCGGCCCCGAAAAGCGCCGCGCAGGCCCACCGTGAAAAAGTCATCTACAAGTTCCCATCGATGGTGCCGCTGCGCGGAACTGGTGCCGAGAATTATCTGAGGAATCGCGGCATAACGAGTCTGCCGACTGAGGCTATCCGCTACTGTGACAGCCAGCGTGCCGCCGGCGGAATATTCCAGGCTATCTACTCACTGGCTACAGATGACAAAGGGGCGCTGTGCTACCTGCACCGCACCCTTCTTGATGATGGCAAGAAGGCGGACATCGGAACCGCTCAGAAGAAATTGACGAAGCTGCAGGAAGACACGTACTTAGAGCACACAGGGTCTATCGCTATCCGCATGTTTCCCGTCGCGACAACGCTCGGTATCGCGGAAGGCATCGAAACAGCACTGTCATGCCACCAACTGACCCGCTGTAATGTTTGGCCGACGCTGAACACCTCATTCATGAAGCGTTTCCGCGCCCCGCGTGGAGTTACCCACCTGATCATTTTCGCCGACGCTGACAACAACGCTGCAGGTCACGCTGCTGCGTTCGAATGCGCTCGTGCAAACCTACATGCAAAAAACGACCTGCAAAAAGTTTCCGTCCGCTGGCCCAAACAAGGCGATTTTAACGACCTGCTGACTAATGGGGCTGAGGTCTACGAGTGGACATTTAACCGGGAGGACAAAAACCAATGAAAAAATACAGCCTGATTTACGCCGATCCGCCTTGGGAATACGGCAACCGCGTGAGCAATGGGGCAGCGGTTAATCATTACGGGACGATGTCACTCGCGGAATTGAAACGCCTGCCGGTCTGGTCACTGGCGCATGACGATGCGGTGCTGGCGCTGTGGTACACCGGAACACACGCCGCCGAGGCGGAAGAACTTGCCGAAGCGTGGGGCTTTCATGTCCGGCAGCGGTTTTTATTCACCTGGGTAAAACTGACCGAGCAGGCCGAACGCACGGTAAACGGCGAGCTGGCGCGTCAAAACGTGATCGACTTCTGGGACTGGCTGGCGCTACTGGACCGGGTGACCCGCATGAACGGCGGCAACTATAGCCGGCAGAATCAGGAATCTGTGCTTATCGCTGTGCGCGGCCGTGGTTTGGCGCGTCAGAACGCCAGCGTGAAACAAGTCATCTATTCCCCGCTGGCGGAGCATTCAGGGAAGCCGGGAGAGGCCCGGTATCGACTTGAGCAGCTTTACGGTGATGTGGAGCGTATCGAGCTTTTCAGCCGTGACAACACAGAAGGTTGGGCGGCATGGGGGAATGAGTGTCATAACTCGATGCGTCTGGCCCCTGCATACTGGGAGAACGCAGAATGAAACTGACCCTGCCATTTCCCCCCAGCGTCAACACGTACTGGCGCGCTCCGAACAAAGGCCCACTTGCAGGTCGCCACTTGATTAGCCAGGCCGGCCGGCGGTTTGTCAACGAGTCGATCGCCGCGGTGCTGGAGCAGCTGAAACGCTCACCGAAACCGATTACCCATCATGTAGCCGTTACTGTCGTGTTGTATCCGCCCGATCGCACGCGGCGTGACCTCGATAACTATTTCAAGGCGTTATTCGATTCTCTGACACACGCCGGCGTCTGGCTCGACGACAGTCAAGTTAAGCGCTTGTCGGCTGAATGGGGGCCGATCACACGTCCGGGCAAAACCGAAATAACGATAACTGACCATCAGGGGGCATCAGCATGAAAGAACGAGGCATGATTTTTAACGCAGATATGGTTCGAGCAATTCTCGATGGTCGCAAAACGCAGACGCGGCGGATTATCAAGTTATCTCATGAGCGCGGCATGGTTAATCCTGTGGTTCGTGGGAAAAACGGTGAGATATCGAGTGTTACTTGCAGGCTTGCGCCAACACTTAGCCCTCATGGCGGCGTTGGCGATCGACTGTGGGTGCGTGAAACGTTCTCTTGTATAGGAAATGAAGATGGTCACCCGATTAATGCTAACGGTGATTTGTGCGAGCGTGAGAATGCCCAGCGAATTTACAAAGCAAGCTCCATTCAAAAGCTGAATAACTACGGCCTATGGACATCACCAGATGGTTTTGATTTTGAAGGCCGCTGGACACCGTCTATCCACATGCCGCGCTGGGCGTCCCGGATCACGCTGGAGATTACCGGGGTGCGGGTGGAACGATTGAACAGCATCAGTGAAGAGGACGCACAAGCAGAAGGTATATCGCCAGCCACCTACATGATTACACCGCCAGAAGCCGCTTATCGGGTTGGTTTTCGCCACCTGTGGGAATCCATCTACGGAGAAGAGAGCTGGCAAGGTAACCCGTGGGTATGGGTTATCGAATTTCGGAGGGTTGAGGCGTGAAAATGCTATTAACCCCGATCGTCGTGCCCGAAATGGGGATTGCAATCATTCGACCGGGCCGTAATCAGCTGGCGCTGTTCTCCGGGCGGGTCGTGATTGCTCCGGCTCCCGATGACATGGACTGCTATCAGTCGGGCGTAATCGCTGGCGCTGATGATGAACATTATGAGTGCGCCCCGGTGCTGGCGCTGGGTATAGACGATGACCCGCCGGCGGCATACATGCGCAAACCGAAAATGCAGCGCTGGGAAAGCGAAAAATACACGCGCTGGGTGAAAACGCAAAAATGCTGCGGATGCGAGCAACCTGCAGATGACCCACATCACATCATCGGCCACGGTTTCGGGGGCGTTGGTACGAAGGTTCACGACCTGTTTGTTATTCCGCTCTGCCGCCGGTGTCACGACAAATTACACCGTGACACTGGGGCATGGGAGCGGGAGCACGGTAGCCAGATTGATTTGCTGTTTCGTTTTTTAAATCGCGCCCTGGGAATTGGCGCAATAGTTACCGGGGGGAATAAAAATGCGTGATATTCAATTGGCATTAGAGCGCTGGGGCGCGTGGGCGGCTGACGACAGTAACGGCGTTGATTACAGCCACATTGCCGCCGGATTCAAAGGGCTACTACAGAGCAGGTCAAAATCCCGCGAATCCTGCTGTGATAACGATGCTCTAATTATCGATGCGGCAGTGACACGGTTAAAGCAAGTCCGCCGGCCAGAAGAGTTGCAGATGATAGTATTGCACTACATCTATAACGTTTCTAAATGCGCGCTGGCGCGTCGCTTCAAATGCTCGGAGGGCATGATTCGGATAAAGCTTCAGATAGCAGAGGGATTTATCGATGGGTGCCTGGCGATGACTGGCGCAGCGCTTGAAATGGATGCATCAATACAGAAGGTGGCTGCATAGAAAAGCAAATCCCCGCGTTATGCGGGGTTCACGCAAAATTGGTTTTACGATTCCAGGCTGGTATATCTCTTCTCACGGAGCATAGAAACGCCTGTCCATTTTCATCAATGTGGATGATCATCCCGGCAACAAGCCAATCGTTAACCTTCTGTGGTCGAACGCCCATAAGCCGAGCGAATTCCGCCCGGCTACCGCTGAATTCGGTATCGATAAATTCAGACAATTTCATTTTATTCTGCCGTTATTTTGGGGTTAACAATCAGATAGCTGGTGCCGTGTTCATCGTCCATCTCTACAGCATCAAACCCGAGGTGTGCGGCAATGCGCCCGCGCAGGCGCTGCATTTCCCAGCTAGCGTCGCCGGTGCAAGAGCGCGGGGAAAGAAAATCAGCGAATGAATCGTCACACTCATCATCGGCAATAGCTGTAGCAATTTCTTCGATAGTGTCATCGTCGCATTCAATCTCGCGGCGCAAAAAATCGACTACTTCATCGATACGGGCGTTCAGGTCTGAATTGTCGGCGACATTCGTCACGCTGTAGCCATAGACGTGATCACCATGTGACTCTGCAACATCAGCATCAGCGCAAGCAAATATGCCGTCAAAAACGTTGTCGCCTGACATTGCGAACGCACCAACTTTAATGACTGGGGCTACGCTGCTGTATGAGCCGTGAAACAGTTTCATCGCTGCATCCTCAATTTCGTTTCGATGAACTAATGATAACCGATTTTCGGTTATACTCAAGTATTTTATTGCTCGTTACGAGTTTTATGTTGTAGTCTGATAAAAAGCGGTTCTCCGCAAGCAAGTTTATACCCGCCACCGCGCGGGTTTTTTCGTTTCTGAGCCTCGGCAATTGCCGGGGCTTTTTATTTTCCACAATCACACAGCACCGACCGTTCGGGAGGTGAGGGCATGAGAATGCAGAACAATATTCACACCTGGGCTGATGTCTGGGAAATGCTGCGCATGTGGTGGAACGGGGATGTTCCGCTGGGCGGCGTGGTGCTGTCGATCGTCATCACTATACTGCGCGTTGCGTACAGCGGCGGCGGACGCAAAAAAATGTGGATAGAGGCGGCATTGTGCGGCGCGCTGACGTTGACCGCGGTTTCGTCGCTTGAGTATTTCGAACTCCCCAAAACGCTCACGATGGCAATTGGCGGCGGCATCGGGTTTATCGGTGTTGAGCAGATCAGGTCTGTCGCGTTGCGCATCCTTGGCACCCGCTTCGGCGGTAACAAACCACAGGCATAACAATGACACAAGATCAGTTCATGCAAGCCGCAGGTATTAACCAATTGATAGCAGCTCGTTGGTATCCGTATTTGTTAAAAACGTTTGCAGAATTTGACATTACCAGCAAGTTGGAGCAGGCGATGTTTATCGCCCAGGTGGGCCACGAATCCGGCGGCTGGCGCGACATTGTTGAATCATTCAACTATAGCGCTCAGGGGCTGCAATCAACGTTCGGCAATCGACTGACCGCGGCCGACGCCGTTCGGCTGGGTCGCCGGCCCGGCGAGAACAGCGTTCCGCGACAACGGCAGGTGCAAATCGCTGACGCCGTGTATGCGTACCGTATGGGTAACAACAAGGAATGTGATGGTTGGGATTATCGCGGCCGCGGGCTGATACAGATTACTGGCCGTGCGAATTATACAGAGTGCGGCACTGCGCTGGGGCTGGATTTGATTTCGTGCCCGTATCTCCTTGAGCGTGACGATATCGCTATGCGTTCTGCTGGTTGGTTCTGGCAATCGCGCGGTTGTGGCGCTGCTGTGCCTGACGTGACCAGGGTGACGCGCATCATTAACGGCGGCGTTAACGGTCTTGATGACCGGCGGTCGCGTTTCGAACTGGCAAAACGGGTGCTGCTATGAAGATGATTGATGATTGGAAATCATGCTGGCGCTGGTTCTCTGTTCATGCGCTGGCGTTGGCCGGCGTTATCCCCGCCGTATGGGCTGAATTGCCTGATGATATGAAAGCAAGCATACCAGCCGGCGTTATGGGATTGGTAACCCTCGCTGTGGCTCTTTGCGGCATCGTCGGGCGGCTTGTTAAGCAGGATTCACAGCAATGACAGGGCTGATTTTAAAATACTGGAAGCCGCTGGCGCTAATAACGCTCGCGGCTTTTTTTGTGTGGGGATTCTCGCATTGGCGTTATAGCGCCGGGCGTGATGATGCCGATGCTGCGTGGCAACACAAGTGGGACCAGCGTGATATAGCAGATGCTGCAGCGCTGGCGAAACGTCAATCTGATGAGCGGGCCGAAGAGCGGCACCGGCAGGGGGCGATCGATGCGATATCGTCTGAGGCGCAGCGTGGTATTGAAAGGGCTCAGGCTGATGCTGTTATTGCTCAGTCTGCCGCTGACGGCCTGTCAGCTACAATCTCAAACCTCAAGCGTCAACTGGCAGCCAGTGAAACCGGCCGCGTATCCGCAACTGCCGCAGCAGGCGCGGCAAGAACCAATGCCGGAATTCTGCTTGCCGACGTGCTCCAGCGCGCTGACAAACGAGCGGGAGAGCTGGCAGCGTACGCTGACAGGGCACGATTAGCGGGCCTGACGTGTGAGCGTGCTTATAGTGCAATAACGGGAAAATAATATGCCATTAGCCACCCCACGCGCCTGCCGGTGCCGCGGTTGTCGAAAAACGACAACACATAAATCTGGATACTGTGAAGGCCATCGATCGATTGGTTGGCAGTCATATAAGCCAGGCATGAATCGCCACCACCGTGGCTACGGAACGGACTGGGAAACGCTGCGAGCGCTGGTGTTACGGCGCGACAGCTATCTTTGCGTCGAATGCCAAAAAAATGGCATAGCAACCGGTGCGTCTACAGTCGACCATGTTTTGCCGAAGTCACAAGGTGGTACAGACGCTGAATCAAATCTGCAATCACTTTGCTGGCCGCATCATCGAAGCAAGACAGCAAAAGAAAGAAATAATAACAAATGAAATTATACCCACGCAATGTACTTGATTTAGTTTCATTTGAAATCATTTCATTGTGCATTTGTTTATATTTGAAATGATTTCATTTGAAATTATTTCACGCGGGAGGGGCGGGGTAAATCTCTGCGACTCTTCCTCTCCCGTACTGCCCGCCCCGTCAGATTTTCACAACCGCGAAAAATAAAATTTAGCCGGAAGGGGTTAACGGATGATTTTTTGGCAATTTTTTAACAAAACGTGCTTTATTGGGGGGCTGAATGGCAGGTGTAGCGGGTCGTTCCGGTCGCCCACCAAAACCGACAAATCGGAAAGCGCTGGCCGGGAATCCCGGTAAGCGGAAGCTGAACGCGGCAGAGCCTGCGTTCACCCCAATTACTGGCGCGGAGCCACCTGATTGGCTGGATGATAAAGCCCAAACAATGTGGAAGATGGTGGCCCGTGAATTGTGCGCTCAGCAAATATTGTGCGCAACGGACTTACACAATCTCGAAATGTTTTGCCTGGCATATGCAAACGCCAGATCAGCCCAGGAGCACATTGCCAGTAACGGCATTGTCATGGCCGGATCAATGGGTGGTCCAATTAAAAACCCATCGCTAACAGCGCTGAATGAAGCGATGCGGCAGATGGCAACATTTGGCGGCATGCTGGGGCTCGACCCTTCCAGTCGCCAGCGTTTAACGGGCCCCAAAAAGGGTCAGTCATCTGACAATCCATTCGCAAAACTATGACAAGACGATATACAAACGTGAACGCCGCAAACGCGTACGCGCGCGATGTAGTGCGCGGAAAAATACCCGTCTGCCGGTATGTCATAGATGCCTGTCAGCGTCATCTGGATGATCTGGCACAGGAAAAGGGTAAGAAATTTCGCTACCGCTTCGATCGGGACAAGGCGGAAAAAGCTGCAAAGTTTATCCAATTGCTGCCGCATACAAAGGGCGAGTGGGCATTCAAGCGGATGCCGATCACTCTGGAGCCCTGGCAGTTGTTCATTATCTGCGCGGCCTTCGGATGGGTACATAAAGGGATTGGGCTTCGCCGATTTCGTGAAATTTACATCGAGGTGCCGAGAAAAAACGGGAAATCAGTTTTCGGTTCTGGCATCGGGCTTTTTTGCTTTGCGTGTGATGATGAATTCGGTGCAGAAGTCTATTCCGGTGCGACAACAGAAAAACAAGCCTGGGAAGTTTTCAGGCCCGCTAGACTGATGTGTAAGCGCACCCCAGCGCTAACTGAGCATTACGGCATTGAAGTCAACGCGCAAAACATGAATATCCCCGCTGACGGGGCGCGGTTCGAGCCGCTAATCGGAAAACCTGGTGACGGGGCGTCACCGCATTGCGCGATCGTCGATGAGTATCATGAGCACGATACTGATGACCTGTACACGACAATGCTCACCGGTATGGGCGCTCGGCGTCAGCCGATAATTCTGGCTATCACGACATCGGGATACAACATTGAAGGCCCGTGCTACGACAAACGTCGTGAAGTCATCGAAATGCTGAATGGCACCGTGCCGAATGATGAGTTATTCGGGATTATTTACACGATCGATGACGGCGATGACTGGACAGACCCAAACGTTTTGCGTAAAGCAAACCCGAACATGGGTATCTCTGTTTACAGTGATTTTCTGATTTCTCAGCAGAACCGCGCAAAAAACAACGCGAGACTGGCAAACGTCTTCAAAACAAAACACCTGAACATTTGGGTTTCCGCGCGTGCCGCATACTTCAACCTGGTCAACTGGCGCAATTGCGAAGACACAACACTGACCATTGAGCAGTTTGAAGGTCAATCTTGTTATCTGGCTTTTGACCTGGCGCGAAAGTTGGACATGAACAGTATGCCGCGCCTTTTTACGAGAGAAATCGACGGGAAGCGGCATTATTACTGTATTTCCCCCCGCTTTTTTGTGCCGTATGACACGGTTTTTAGCGCTGATGTTGAGGATCAGCGTACTGCTGAGCGATTCCAGAAGTGGGTAAATATGGGTTTTTTGACCGTTACTGACGGTGCAGAAATCGACTATCGCGTGATTTTGGAAGCGGCAAAAGAGGTTAACAGGCAAAATCCGGTCGAGGAATCACCAATTGATCCTCATGGGGCAACGAATCTAAGCCATCAACTGGCTGACGAACAGTTAAGCCCCATCACCATCGTCCAAAACTACACAAACATGTCTGACCCGACGAAAGAGCTGGAGGCAGCGATCGAGTCAGGTCGATTTCATCATGATGGGAACCCGATCATGACCTGGTGTATCGGGAACGTGGTCGGGAAAACGTTACCCGGAAACGATGATGTTGTGCGTCCCATAAAAGAGCGTAGTGAAAACAAAATCGATGGCGCGGTAGCGCTAATTATGGCAATTGGGCGGGCAATGCTGCATGAACCTGCTGATTTCCTTTCATCTTTAGACCCTGACGAAGACCTTTTAATGCTATGAAATCAATAGTTACCGATGTCATCGGGCTGGCCGGTTATGGACTGCTCACGGCGGGGTTTTACCTGCAATTTGGGTTGGCGCCCGCGCTGATGTTCTCCGGCGGCTTGCTGCTGGTGGGGGCGCTGGCAATCGCCAGAAGGGGGAAACGTGCTGCTTGACGCCATGTTCAGAAGTGAATCACTGGAGAATCCAGCTACACCAATAAGCGGTGACACGGTTGATACGGACGGGATTTTTAAATCCGATATCTATGTTAGCCCTGAAACAGCTATGAAACTAGCGGCGGTCTACGCCTGTATTTACGTCCTGTCGTCAAATCTGGCGCAGATGCCGCTTCATGTTATGCGAAAGCACAATGGCAAAGTTGAGCCCGCGCGCGATCACCCGGTGTTTTACCTGATCCACGATGAGCCCAATATCTGGCAGACCAGCTACAAATGGCGCGAGCTGAAACAGCGCCACATCCTCGGCTGGGGCAATGGTTATTCGTGGGTAAAGCGGAACCGGCGTGGTGAAGTTATTGGTCTTGAAAGCTGTATGCCGTGGGAAACAACCCTGTTGAAAACCGGCGGCCGCTATACATATGGCCTTTACAATGAAGAGGGCGCTTTCGCTATCAACCCGGATGACATGATCCATATCCGGGCACTGGGAAATAACCAGAAAATGGGGCTGTCACCCATCATGCAACATGCTGAGACAATTGGGATGGGGATGAGCGGGCAGAAGTACACCGAGAGTTTTTTCAGCGGCAATGCTCGACCAGCTGGGATTGTTACTGTCAAAGGCGACATTCAACCAGCTGGCTGGGACCGGTTAAAAAAAGTTTGGCAAAAAGCCGCACTGGCTCTGCGTAGCCAGGAAAATAAAACCATGCTGCTGCCTGCTGATCTCGATTACAGGGCGCTGACTGTTTCTCCGGTCGATGCCCAGATAATCGATATGACCAAACTGAACCGCTCCATGATCGCCGGTATTTTCAATGTGCCTGCACACATGATTAACGATCTGGAAAAAGCCACGTTCTCCAATATCACCCAGCAGGCCATTCAGTTTGTCCGCTACACCATGATGCCGTGGGTGACTAACTGGGAGCAGGAGCTTAACCGGCGGCTTTTCACACGAGCTGAACTGGAAGCGGGTTTCTACACGCGTTTTAACCTGACAGGGCTACTGCGAGGTACGCCGCAGGAGCGCGCGCAGTTCTATCACTTCGCCATCACTGACGGATGGATGAGCCGTAACGAAGCGCGCGCGTTTGAAGACATGAATCCGGTTGAGGGACTGGACGAAATGCTGGTCAGTGTTAATGCCGCAAACCCCGCCAAAGATTTTACCACCGACCCCAAAAGCGAGGAGCAAACCAATGGATGATCGCGAAGTCCGCTGTTACAGCGGCGAGGTTCGGGCGGAGCAACACAGTGAGCAGCCGACGCACATTATCGGTTATGGCTCGGTGTTCAACAGCCGTTCCGAGCCGTTATGGGGATTCCGTGAAATCATCAAGCCCGGCGCGTTTGACGACGTGCTGAATGATGATGTACGCGGGCTGTTTAACCATGATCCTAACTTTATTCTGGGTCGCAGTGTTGCCGGTACGCTTTCACTGTCCGTCGATGATAAGGGGCTGCGCTATGACATCACCGCCCCCGAAACCCAGACAATCCGCGATCTGGTCCTTGCTCCGATGTTCCGGGGCGATATCAGCCAGTCGTCTTTCGCGTTCCGCGTGGCGCGCGACGGCGAGCACTGGTACGAGGACGACGAAGGTATTGTTATCCGTGAAATTACCCGTTTTTCCCGGCTGTTTGATGTGAGCCCGGTGACCTACCCGGCCTATCAGGAAGCCGATTCCGGTGTCCGATCCATGAAAGCCTGGCAGGAGGCGCGCGACAGTGGTGCGCTGGCGCAAGCCATTAATCAACGAATGACGCGCGAGCGCCTGCTGAACCTTCTTAACGCGTAAGGAAAAAACATGAAACTGCACGAACTGAAGCAAAAACGTAACACCATCGCCACCGACATGCGTGCACTGCACGAAAAAATCGGTGAAACAACCTGGACGGATGAACAACGTAACCAGTGGAACGCCGCGAAATCTGAACTGGATACACTCGACGATCAAATCGGGCGGGTGGAGGAATTGCGGCGTCTCGATCAGGTCCACGTCGAAGAACAGGAAGATGAGCAACGGCAGCAACAGCGTAAAAATACACCGGAAGAGCAGAGCGCCGAACGTCGCGCGGCGGCGTTTGACAAGTTCCTTCGTCATGGTTTCGGCGAACTCTCTGCCGAAGAACGCCAAGCCATTAAAGAACTTCGAGCACAGGGCACCTCACCGGAGGCCAAAGGCGGCTACACCGTGCCGACGCAGATGCTGAATAAAATCGTTGATTCGATGAAGGCCTATGGCGGTATTGCCAGCGTGGCGCAGATTCTCAATACGTCGAATGGTCAGGATATCACCTGGTCAACGTCTGACGGTACTGCTGAAGAAGGCGAACTGCTGGGTGAGAATACTGAAGCATCTGAAGAAGATGCGACGTTTGGCACTGCCATTCTGGGTGCCAAAAAGCTGTCGTCAAAAATCATCCGCGTATCCAATGAGCTGCTCCAGGACAGCGGTGTTGATATTGAGGCTTATCTAGCATCGCGCATCGGTCAGCGTATCGGGCGCGGTGAAGCGAAGTATCTGGTGCAGGGCACCGGCGCGGGTACGCCCGTACAGCCGAAGGGTTTGGTGGCATCGGTTACTGGCACGGTAAATACCGCGGCCGCCGCGACCTTCACATGGCAGGAAATGAATAAGTTGAAACATGCAATCGACCCGGCTTATCGTGGTGGACCTAAATTCCGCTGGGCATTCAACGACTCTACCTTGCAAGTGGTTGAAGAAATGGTCGATGGACAAAATCGCCCGCTTTGGCTGCCCGATGTCGCTGGTGGTACCCCGGCCACGATCCTGAACATTCCGTATGTTATCGATCAGGCAATCGACAGCGCCGCCGCAGGTAAAAAATTCGCCTTCCTCGGCGACTTCGACCGCTTCATCGTGCGCCGTATTACCTATATGACGCTGAAACGCCTGGTTGAACGTTACGCTGAGTACGATCAGACAGCCTTCCTTGCTTTCCACCGCTTCGATAGTGTGCTCGAAGACGTAGCAGCAATCAAAGCGCTGGTGGGTAAACCGGCGTAACTGAAAAGCTGAGTTAACCACAGCCGCGTAAGCGGTTTTTTTATGCCCGTCATCTGGCGGGCATGGAGTTTTCATGTTGCTGACACTGGATCAAATCAAGCGCCAATTGCGTCTGGAGTCTGATTATACGGATGAGGACGAGTTACTCACGCTGTTGGGAAACGCAGTGCAGCGGCGCACCGAAACGTACGTGAACCGAAATCTGTATTCCGGCGTGGATGATATACCAGCCACAGACCCTGATGGGCTGGTGCTGTCTGATGATATCCGGCTCGCAATGCTGCTGTTACTCACCCATTACTACGAAAACCGGTCATCCGTATCTGATTTTGAAAAAACCGAGGTGCCTCAGGGTTATTCGTGGTTGGTTGGGCCATACAGGTATATACCGCTATGAAACTGAGGCAAACACAGACTCAGGCAAATTATCAGCTTCCTGAACCGGGAGAGCTAAACCAGCGAGTGACAATCCGACAGAGGATCGATATTCCCGCTGCTGACTTTGGGACAGAAAAAACGTTTCAGGGTGAACGCCCTGTCTGGGCGAAAATCCGTCAGGTTGGATCGGCAACATATCGGGATTCTGTTCAGGCTGGCGAAATCGTCACTCACTACATTTTTATCCGCTACCGCGCAGGCATCACATCAGATTTTGAGATAGTTCACGGCGATACAGTCTATCGCATCAGTCGCATCCGCGATCTGAACTCAGCGCGCCGTTTCCTGATGCTCGAATGCCGCGACCTCGGCGAAAACGTGTACACGGAAAACATTTATGGCTAATAAACCAGTTGCGTCGCTGCATGTTGATTTCGATCAGCCAGACGACATGGTGTTTAACCGGGCAAAAATGCGGCGGGCGTTCATTGATGTTGGTCGAACCCATATGCGTGATGCCCGGCGGCTGGTCATGCGACGTGCAGTTTCAAAGGCTGGAGAAAACCCCGGCTTTAGAACTGGCCGGCTGGCTAAGTCGATCGGCTATTACGTCCCGCGCGCATCAAAGCGGCGACCTGGTTTGATGGTGCGTATCGCTCCGAACCAGAAACGCGGGGAGGGGAATCGGAACATTGTCGGTGATTTTTATCCTGCGTTTTTATTTTACGGCGTTCGCCGTGGCGCTGTTCGTCAGAAAAAACACCACAAGGGGGCGTCAGGCGGAACACTGTGGAAAATTGCCCCGCGTAATAACTTCATGACCCAGGTGCTTGATTCTCGCCGCCCTTGGACACAATACATTTTATCGCGCGCATTGCGACAATCATTGCGGCCACCGCGCGTAAAACGAGTGAGGGCTAAACGGTGAGGCTATCCCCAATTGTTGCCACGTTGCGCCAAAAATGCCCGAAATTTTCTGGCAGGGTAGCGGGTGCCGCGCAGCTTAAGGCACTGCCGGAAGTGGCTAAAATGCACTTGCCGGCCGCGTATGTTGTCCCGTCTAACGATGACGCTGGCGAAAACAAATCGCAGACAGATTACTGGCAGGACGTAAAAGAGGGATTTGCCGTTGTCGTTGTGCTCAATAATACAGCGGACGAGCGCGGCCAGTCAGCAGTATATGATGCCGTGCATGACATCCGCGCCGATCTGTGGGCGGCCCTGCTGGGGTTGAACCCGGAGCCAGATAACGGCGATGTCATTCAGTATGTCAGCGGGCAGGTTGTAGCGATGGATGCGGCCCGGCTGTATTACCAATTTGATTTTGTCCGTAACCGCGAGATTTCCGAAGATGACACGCGGCAAAACGCTGATCTCGGGGAGTTGCCTGAACTGACCTCAGTATCATTTGATATCGATTTCATTAACCCCGGCAATGGCCCGGATGGCGTAATCGAACACCACACGGAATTCACACCACCCAGCGAGTAAACATTATGTTTGTGAAACCTAAAGACGGGCGGTCAGTACATGACCCTGCCCGCGGCGATCTGCTGCCCGCAGATGGCCGAAACGTCATTCAGTCCGGATACTGGCAGCGGCGTATCGATGCAGGCGATGTTGATGTAGTAGACCGTTCGGCAGTCAACACCAAAAAATCAGAGGTTAAAAATGGCGATTAGTTTCAATGATATATCGTCCGATCTGCGTGTGCCGCTCTTTTGGGCTGAAATCGATAGCTCGAAAGCGAACACGACGGCAGACGGCACCGCCCCGGCGCTGCTGATGGGGTATGCGAATACTGACGCTGCAATCCCGCGCAATACGCTAACCATCATGCCGTCAGCTGGTCTGGCTGGCAGCATGGCGGGGCGCGGCAGTCAGCTGGCACGAATGGTAAACCGCTATCGCAATATCGATCCGACCGGCGAACTGTGGGTGATCGCGTTGGATGCCCCGGCGGCCGGCGCTGTAGCGACCAGCACTATCACGGTAGTCGGTTCGGCGCAGGAATCCGGCACGGTTTATTTGTACATCGGGGCAGTGCAGGTGCAGGCGGGCGTAACTGCTGAGGACACGGCCAGCGACATTGCCACAACGATTGTAGCCGCTGTAAACGCCAATCTGGATTTGCCGGTAACTGCAACGGTTGAGGCCGGGGTAGTCACGCTGACGGCGCGTCATAAAGGGCTGTGCGGCAATGACATTCCCATCGCTCTGAATTATTACGGAATTGTTGGCAGTGAAACCACACCGAGCGGTGTCACGATCACTATCGCAGCAATGTCCGGCGGCACCGGCGCTCCATCACTGGACAGCGCGATCGCTGTGATGGGTGATGAGCCGTTTGATTTCATCGGGTCACCGTTTAACGACACAGCCAGCGTTAATGCGATTCATGCAGAAATCGCCAGCCGCTGGGGTTACTCGCGGCAGTTATACGGTCACGCCTATTCGGCAAAAATCGGCTCTCTTTCAGCGCTGATCGCATTCGGTGATACGCTCAACTTGCCGCATATCACAATGCCAGGTTATGAGCCGACAACGCAGACCTCCGCTGATGAACTGGTCGCAATGCGCGCGGCTCGTAACGCCGTATTTATCCGCAATGACCCAGCCCGCCCGACTCAAACCGGCGTGTTGACCGGCGCACTCCCGGCACAAAAGGGAAGCCGGTTCATGTTTGCCGAGCATCAATCCCTACTGAGCCACGGCATTGCGACGGCATCCGTCGAAAGCGGCTCTCTGCTGATTCAGCGTGATATCACGATGTACCAGAAAAACAGCTTCGGTGTATCGGATAACTCGTACTACGACAGTGAAACACTGCATACCACGGCATACGTCATGCGTCAGCTGAAGGCGGCCATTACCAGCAAATACCCGCGTCACAAGCTGGCGAACGACGGGACACGGTTCGGTGCCGGCCAGGCGATTGTTACCCCCGCGGTCATCAAAGGGGAACTGCTGGCCGTCTATCGCAGGCTGGAGCGCGCGGGCATCGTCGAGAATTATGATCTGTTCAAAAAATACCTGGTTGTAGAGCGCAACGCCGACAACCCGAACCGGCTCGATGTGCTGTTCCCGCCGGATTACATCAATCAACTGCGCGTGTTTGCTGTTGTAAACCAGTTCCGCCTGCAGTACAGCGACGAGGATTAATCTATGGGACGCATTGCAGGAACCTGCTACATCAAAGTTGATGGGCTCCAGCTGTCGGCCAGCGGTGGTATTGAAGTGCCGATGAATACGACGCAAAAGGATGACGTTGTCGGTCTTGACGGTTCTGTCGATTACAAAGAAACCCACCGCGCGCCGTATGTCAAAGCGACATTCAAGATTCCCGGCGATTTTCCGATCGACAAACTGATTTCGTCTGACTCCATGACAATTACCGCTGAAATGGCAAACGGCATGATCTATGTACTCAGTAGCGCATGGGTACACGGCGAAATTAATCACAATGCCGAGGAAGGGACGGCTGATGTCGAATTCCACGGACAAGAAGGCGGTTATCAATAATGAAAGAATTGAAACTCAGTAAGCCGATCATGGCGCACGGCGAACGCCTCCACGTTCTTGAACTGCGCGAGCCGACGTATGATGAAGTTCAGAAATTCGGCTTGCCATTTTCTTACGGCAGCGACGGCAGCGTGAAAATCGATACCGGCCCAGCGCTGAACTACATCCCCGCCCTGGCGAGCATTCCGCCGTCGTCTGCAAAACAGCTGGCATTGAATGACATCACGACAATCAGTCTAACGATTGTCGGTTTTTTTATGGCGTCGGGGAGTCAGGAACCCTCAGAAAGCGACTCTACAACACCGCACATTTCTGGGGAATAAATCCGCTCGAACTGAAACATATCGGCCTCAGTGAGTTTTTTGAGTTAGAAGCCGAAGCCGTTCGCATTAATGAGGAAATGAACAGTGGCCGATAGTTTTCAGCTAAAAGCGATAATTACCGCTGTCGATAAACTTTCTGAGCCGCTCAGCAAGATGAGCGGCAAGGTAAAGTCTTTCCAGAAAGAATTCACCAACACAATGGCGAAAGCCGGCGCCCTCGGCATGGCGATTGGCACCGGCATGGCCTTGCCCGTTAGCCAAGCTATCGCATTTGAATCCAGCATGGCCGACGTTAAAAAAGTCGTTGATTTCGATACGCCGCAGCAATTCGCCCAGATGGGCGAAGACATTATGAAGCTGTCCGAGCGCCTTCCTATGGCTGCTAACGACATGGCAAAAATTGCAGCTGCAGGCGGGCAGTCCGGTATCGCTCGTAAGGATCTGATGCAGTTCACGGAAGACGCTGTAAAAATGGGCGTGGCATTTGATCAGACAGCCGAAGAGTCTGGACAGATGATGGCGCAATGGCGCACTGCGTTCAAAATGACGCAAAAAGATGTTGTCACACTGGCTGATAAAATTAACTATCTCGGTAACAACGGCCCAGCGAACGCACAAAAAATATCTGAGATTGTCACCCGGATCGGTCCACTCGGCGGGATAGCTGGCGTGGCATCCGGCGAGGTCGCAGCGTTGGGTGCAACAATTGCAGGCACTGGTGTTGAATCAGAAATTGCTGCGACGGGGATAAAAAATTTCATGATGTCGTTGGTTTCGGGTAAATCGGCAACAGCATCACAAAAAAAAGCATTTAAGGCTTTAAGAATTAACTCCGCTCAACTTGCAAAGGACATGCAAAAAGACTCAAAAACAGCAATTTTAAAGGTGCTGAATTCTCTTCAGAAATTACCGAAAGAAAAGCAAATCCCTGTAATGGATGCCTTGTTCGGCAAAGAGTCAATCGGAGCAATCGCCCCGCTTCTGGCAAACTTGGATTTATTAAAAACTAACTTAACACGTGTCGCTGACGCACAGCAGTATGCTGGTTCGATGCAAAAGGAATATGAGGCGCGGGCAGCAACGACAGAAAATAGCCTTAAATTACTGAGAAACACCTTCAACGTGACTGGCATTACAATAGGATCGATATTCCTACCATCGATATCCGAGGCGTCGCAAAAGCTATTGCCATTTATTGAGAAATTCCGCACGTGGGTAAAAGATAATCCGGAAACCATCAAAAGCGTTATGAAATTTGCTGGCGCATTGGTGGGGGTTGGTGGCGGAGCGATGGTTGTTTCAAGAGCATTTGGAGTGATGGAGTCAGTGATGAGGATGTCCACTGCCGGTAAAATGGTTACGCTACTTGTTGCTGGCGGTTGGATGATTGCTGAGAATTGGGACAAGGTTGGTCCGGTTGTCCAGAAAATATGGGATAAAGTTGATGGGGTTGTGGCGGCAACTGGTGGATGGGAAATTGTGCTGAAATCCGTTGCCGCATTTATCGCCACTAAGTGGGTTCTTGACATGGTGACATCAATTGGGAAGGTGAAAACGGAAGCCACGGCATTGAATACTTTGCTTGGCGCTACCCAGGGAATGATAGGTAAATTAGCTCTCGGCGCTGCTTTATATGAGCCAGTTAATCAGGTAATGGAAAGGACGATCGGTGAAACAGATGCAGGTAACTGGGCAAAAAACAACGGTTTGTTTTTTTCCAGTGACTGGAAGCCATTTTTCAACAAACAGGAAATGGAAAAACACCAATCCATCATTGATCAGCAGCAAAAACAACAAGATATGCCGTTATCTGGAGTAAGTTACAAACGACAAATGGGCGAGCTAAAAGTTTCATTTGAAAATGCCCCGGCCGGAATGCAGGTAACCTCCGGAACTTCTGGTCAAACGCCGTATTGGATTAAGACCGATGTCGGATATAATCCATACTCCAAACAATCGTCAAATTGAGTAGGTATCAAATGGGTGGCATTTCAATAATGCAGATGCTTGTTATTATTATGCTGATAATGCAAGTCGTTTTTATGTGGAAAATCTTCGCAAAGGCCGGATTTGCACCGGTTTTGTCATTACTTACGGTAATCCCCGTCATAGGATTGTTTGCTCTGGGGTATGTTGCTTGCTCGAAATGGAAAGTTGAAAAGCAATAATAAACCCGTAGTCTCTGGAAAAAATGACCACCCGGTGGTAGTTTCGAAAAAAAACAATCTTATTTAGTAAAGCTAAATCATCGCTGACGGTTAAATATTTAATTGTTATTTTGTTCTTTTATTTTAAAAGCTAATAGCCCATAAACAACCAGCCTCGGCCCTTGCCGGGGCTTTTTTATGCCCGGAGTATCTGCCCATGAGCTGGAAAAACTATCTACAGGATGCATCGTTGCGCGGCGTCCCGTTTAAAGTTTCGTCTGATGAGGCCCGTTTCGGGCGGCGTGTACAGGTTCACGAATACCCGAACCGTGACAAACCCTATTCAGAAGACCTGGGGCGCGCAACCCGGCGCTTCTCTGTTGAAGCGTATGTGATCGGCGACGATTTCATGATCCAGCGCAACAAGTTGATCAACGAAATTGAAAAGGCAGGCGCGGCAAAACTCATTCATCCGTATTACGGCGAAATGAGTATCACGATTGATGAGCCGGCACGCGTCACGCATACGGATAGTGACGGCAGGATGTGCCGAATCTCGTTTTCGTTTGTTGAGGCCGGCGAGTTGTCATTTCCGACGGCCGGACTTGCCACAAATAATAAATTGACCGCATCGACATCATGGCTAGAGGATTTTCTTACCGGTTTATATGACGACTTCGGGCTGGACGGTCTCAGCGATTTTATCAGTGACGGCGTTATATCTGATGCGGAAGGCATGATCGACGAGATAACGAACACATTCAATTACATCGATCAGGGGGTAACGGCTGCGTCCAGGCTACTAAAGGGGGACATGAGCGTTATCCTTAGTGGTAGCGGTAGCAATCTTTTTAGCCGGTTGCAAACGATGTGGCGGTCTGCAAACCGCCTGACGGGTAATGCAAAATCGCTGGTGTCGCTGATAAAAAACCTAACCGGTGTCACCGCTGGTCATGATTTTGCCCCGCGCGGAGTCTGGAAAACTAATGGCAAAACGACGCAAACACGCGTCACGAATAGCAACGCGGTAGCGCAGGCGATCCGAAGCAGTGCGTTGGTTGAGTCTGCATATGCCGTCACGTCACTACCAAAATCTAAATCCAGCGTTAAAGCACAATTGGCAGCATCCAGCGGCGCAGGCGGAACGGCAACATCAAAAAATATAACTGTCTCTCACCCGGCAGTAACCGACATTGATGTTTCTGAGTCAGTGACTAACGCAGGCACTACCAGTTCCACGTCCACTGATGAAATACCTTCTTGGGAAGACCTGCAGGATATCAGAACGGCAATCAATACAGCGATCGATAGTGAGCTGTCTCGGACGACAGACGATCAGCTATTTCAGGCACTGGTTCGTGTGCGGGCCGATGTTAACAACGATATCTCTGCGCGACTGACGCAAACAGCGCGGCTGACTCAGCGCACTACTAACGAAGTGCTACCAGCGCTGGTGCTGTCCGCAGATTGGTACGACGATGCAGCACGCGCTGACGAAATCATTTCTCGCAACAACATCACTCACCCCGGCTTTGTGCCGGTAACAACTCTGACGGTCCCGGCAAAATGAATAGCAATTTGGTTATCCTGCGCGTGAACGGGCGGGAGTGGGGCGGCTGGACACAATGCCGGATATCGGCCGGCATTGAGCGCATTGCCCGTGATTTCAATGTGCAGATCACGCGAGAGTGGCCGGGGAGTAGCGACCAAAAAAACATCCAGACCCGGATAAAACGCGGCGATCTCGTCGAAGTGCTGATCGGTGATGACTTGGTGATTACTGGCTATGTCGAGGCGCTGCCTGTGCGTTATGACGCAAAATCCCGCGTGCTTGGCATTGTTGGGCGCAGCAAAACATGCGACCTGATCGACTGCTCTGCCGAGCCGAAACAGTACGGACAACGCACGCTGGCGCAGGTGGCTGCAGACCTCGCCAAACCATTCGGGATTACCGTTATTGATTCTACTGATAACGAAACGCTGCAGAGTGTCCAGGCAGATCAGGGTGAAACCGTGGTTGATGTGCTGAATAAAATGCTGGGGTTGCAGCCGACGCTAATTTATGACAATGAGCGCGGGAATCTGGTGATCGGTGATATCGGCGGTGAGCGCGCCGTTACCGCGATGGTGCTGGGCGAAAACATTCTGACATGCGACACAGAGCAAAGCATCAGAGATCGGTTCAGCGTTTATACCGTTGCCGGTCAGAGAAAATCTGATGACGCAGATTTCGGCGAAACCACTACATCAGCAATCCGGGCCAAAACTGTTGACGGCGGCATTAGCCGCTATCGCCCGTTAATAATCAAGCAAACAGGCAACGCAACATCATCATCATGTGGTGATCGTAGTGACTTCGAGATGGAGCGCAGGGCCGCCAGAACTGACGAGGTCACGTATACCGTCCAGGGTTGGCGGCAAGGAAATGGCGAGCTGTGGCGACCGAATATGACTGTAATCGTTTATGACCCTGTATTGGATTTTGACAACCGTGAAATGGTCATTTCAGAGGTCACATATAGCCAGGACGAAAACGGGACTATTTGCGAGCTGCGTGTCGGTCCATCTGAAGCGTATCTGCACAAACCAGCTAAAAAGCAGAAAACGAAGAAGAAAAAAGAAGAGGACTTCTGATGAGTAACCCTTTTTCAGTTCTCCAGCGCTCCCTGTCGAATCTGCTGGCGCGTGCGGTAGTCACAGGTCTGAATACTGCAACAAAGTGCCAGCTGCTGCAGATCAAGATGGCTGCTGATGAGCTGAAGGCCGACATCGAGCACATCGAACCGTATGGTTTTACGTCTGCCCCGCACGCTGGCGCTGAGGCCGTTGCTGTGTACATGGACGGCGATCGCTCCCACGGTGTTGTGTTGGTTGTTGGCGACCGCCGCTATCGCATCGCCGGATTACAGGCTGGTGAGGTTGCTCTCTATACCGACGAAGGCGACAGCGTCATTCTGAAGCGCGGGCGGGTCATTGAGGTCACAACCGAAACGTTTATCGTCAACGCTACTGAAAAAATGACTGTTAATACGCCGCTTCTGGAAGTTCCTACTGGGGATATTAGTGATAAAAGATCGACGCTGCAGAGCGTCAGGAATACGTTTAACGACCACACCCATCCCGGCGACAGCGGCGGGACGACCGACATACCGAATCAGGCAATGGGGTAATCATGCAACTGAAACTGACGGTTAATGGCGTCAGCCAGGCGGTTTCACACGTCACTGATCCGCTGACGCGTTCGGTAGCCATATCACTTTTCACATGGCGGCGTGCCGGACCAGACGATGATGTTGATAGCGTTATGGGGTGGTGGGGTGACTCATACCCGACGCAACAAAATGATCGTATCGGTTCACGCTTATATCAATTGCGCCGCGAAAAACTGACTAACAAAACCCCACTGACCGCCCGCACGTACATTACAGAGGCGTTGCAGTGGCTGGTTGATGACGGGGTTATTGCACGTGTGGACGTCACAACAGAACGGACCGATGTAAACAGCATGGCCGCATCTGTGACGTTATGTAAACAGGATGGCACCGCGATAGCGTTGGCATTTGATGATCTCTGGAGTGAATTAGATGGCTGATAGTGGATTTTCACGTCAAACACTGCCGCAGTTGATCACAACAATTCGCAGCGACGTACTCAGCAGGCTGGCTGCTGATTCAACGCTGGCAGAACTGCGACGGAGCGATGCCGAAGTTTATGGCCGCGTGCAAGCGGCGGCGGTCCATGTTGTCTATGGGTATATCGATTATCTGGCGCGAAATCTGTTGCCTGATCTGGCTGATGAAGTCTGGCTTACTCGACACGGGAACATGAAGCGCGTGACGAGAAAAGCAGCGGGGGCCGCATCAGGGTTTGTTCGCTGGGATGGTGTTACTGGCGGTACTGTTGATTCTGGCGTCACGATTCAACGCGATGATCTGATGTCATATACGACAACAGCATCAGCAACGGCGTCCGGCGGCGTGCTGCGCGTCCCCGTAACTTGCGACGAAGTCGGGACGGTCGGCAATACAGATGATGGAATTACAATGCGGCTTGTGAGTCCTGTAACCGGCCTGCCGTCTGCCGCTGTTGCTGATGAAATTCGCGGTGGCACGGACATAGAAAGCGTTGAAGATTTCCGAGCCCGCATTATCGAGCGCTGGTACTACCCGCCGCAAGGTGGTGCAGATACAGACTATATCGCGTGGGCAAAAGAGGTTTCCGGGGTAACCCGCGCCTGGTGCTATCGCCACTGGATGGGGACGGGAACTGTCGGCGTAATGATTTCGAACAGCGACCTGGTAAATCCTATACCTGACGCCGCAATCGTTGCCGCCGCTCAAAATTATATTGAGCCGCTGGTGCCTGTCGCCGGCGCCGATCTGTATGTGTTCGCCCCAACCCCGCACACTGTGAATTTTGAAATCGATCTGAATCCGGACACGCTGGCAGTTCGGGCAGCGGTAGAAGCTGAGTTGCGATCAATGATGCTGCGCGACGGCGTGCCGGACGGTGTAATAAAGCCGTCGCGTATTAGCGAAGCGATCAGCTCGGCGACTGGAGAGTACAGCCACCGGTTAGTCAGTCCGTCCGCAGATATCAGTATTGCGCGGGGGGCAATCGGTGTTGTGGGGGCAATCACATGGGATTAACTGATCAGTACGAGCACCTGCTGGCGACGCTGCTGCCCCGCGGTCCGGCATGGGATAATGATGATCCGCTGCTGCTGGGGTTAGCGCCGTCGCTTGCTGTTGCACATCAGCGCGCTGATGATTTGATGCGCGAGACAGACCCGCGAACGGCAACTGAGTTAATAGACAGGTACGAGTCGATTACTGGGTTACCCGATTCGTGCGCGCCGGCCGGGATTCAGACGTTAGCGCAACGACGTCAGCGCTTGGACGCAAAAATCAATCTTGCGGGCGGAATCAATGAGGCATTTTATCTCGCTCAACTCAGCGCGCTGGGCTATCCGGACGCTACGATCACTCGATATCAGAAAAGCCAGTTCACATGCAATTCACGTTGCACAGATTCCCTATATAGCAATGAGTGGCGTTACTACTGGCTGGTCAATATTCCGGTATCAGCGCAGGTAATACCGATGACCTGCATTGATACTTGCATATCACCGCTTAATCACTGGGGCGATACGGTTGCGGAGTGCGTTCTCACTAAACTTGCCCCGTCTCATACTTATGTCATTTTCCGTTACACGGAGTAACCATGCATCGCATAGACACCTCAACAGCCCAGGTAGACAAGTTTGGGACTGGAAAGAACGGTTTCACTGGGGGGAACCCACAAACAGGTTCGCTGCCGACCGCACTGGATCAGGATTATTGTGATTCTATCCAAGAGGAAATTTGTTCTGTTATTGAATCGGTAGGTATTACGCTGGATAAGGACAATAATCAACAGCTTTTGGGTGCGCTGCACGCAGCATTTGCAAAGCTGGCCAGCCCGGCATTTTCCGGTGCACCAACCGCGCCAACGGCCGGGTTTGGTGTTACCACCACGCAGATCGCGAACATGACCGCGCTGCACGCAGCAAAAAGCGCACTATCCGGCGTTTACTCTGTTTCGGGCACGAATTCGCTGACTGTGTCAGCCGCCGGCGCTCTTGTCTACATGACTGGTGGTACGACTTTCACCACCACACTGCCGACAGGATCACTGTTAGCACTTGGTCAGACAATCACGTTAGCCAACTACTCAACAGTAGATCAGGCAGTTGCTGCGAACGGGGCGAACATCATTTTCGGCGGCCCGATTGCCGGCTCTGTTTCAAGTATCTCAATCAAACCTGGCGCGAGTATTATTCTCGTGTCGAGAGGGAATGGTGAGTGGGACATCATTGGTGGTACGAACGCTGTGCAGTATGCATCAAAGTTGGGGCTGGTGTCGCCGGAGCTGTCAGGAACGCCCACGGCACCAACCGCCGCCGCTGGTACGAACTCGACTCAGTTGGCGACGACAGCATTTGTAAACAGTGCCGTCAACTCTGCAACAGCATCAGGACTACTGGAACAAACAGGTCGCTTGACTATCCCGATGCTGATCGGCGGGGTGGCGAGAACAATTTATATCATGTGGGGGCGAACAGCAGCTTCTGCTGACGCAGAAGATACTGTCTGGACTGTTAACTTTCCGTCGGCTTTTCCGACCACGTTTCTCACTGGGCAAGTTTCGTTGCGCTACCCTGCATCGATCGATGGTAATAGCGCTGCCTATTTTTATAACGAGTCAACAAGCGGGATGAACATCAGGCTGGATAAATACAGCAATGCTGTCGCCGGTTTTGTTGCACATTGGCTGGTTATTGGATATTGAGAGGACGACATGAAATTTTCTGTTAAAACCCAGGGTTTTTACCCCAGCGATATTGATTATGGTGATTCACTGCCTACTGACGCCGAAACCATAACTAACGAACAATATGTGGCATTTTTCGACGCACTGAACACGTCTGCAGCAAATTTTGTGGTTGTTTATAACGACGGGGGAGGTATGAAGCTAAGTCCGGTTCGGCCTGACGCGTATCACTATTGGGATGCGGCGGCGTGCGAGTGGGTTATAATTGACGCGGCACAACAACAGAAAAAGGCAGATCAGATATCAGCCGCATCATTAAAAAAGTCACAGCTGTTGGATGAAGCGACAAAGTCGATAGCGCCGCTTCAGGATGCTGTCGATCTGGACATTGCGACAGATGACGAAAAATCGCAGCTCACCGCGTGGAAAAAATACCGTGTGCTGTTAAACCGAGTCGACACTTCAATTGCACCGGGAATCACGTGGCCTGAAAAGCCCACACTGTAAACTGGATTATCTTTTTTTGTGTTACGGTCATAGCCTGATTCAAAAAAAAGTACGCAGGGGAAGAAACACAAGCAATAACACATCACGGTATTTGTTTGATTTTAAATGAAAATAAGCGCAGTGTCACACATATCGCAGTTAATGCATTTCGCGGTAATCAGCAGCGCCATGTTTTCTTTCCTTTCATAAATCAGCCGTCGATTATACTCTTCTGTGAGCCGGTTACACAGCCTGGTTGAGGTATAAACGGTGCAGGCGGAGAAGGGCTAAAAAAAACAGCCTATTCGCTTGATTGAGAGACTATACGACGAAGACATTAATCACTATTATGCGATTGTAATGCATAATTTTTCATAGCTTTTTGATATAAAAAAACAAAAATTCCCATGCAATGTGTCCGTCATATTCGCTTTGTACTGTAACTCGCATTACAGTTAACTTGGATAAAGATTGTCAGGGCAAGGCCGATAAACTCATGTATGCATGTGGTATACTTTTATTCGTAAGCATATCCTTCAATGGCGGAACATATAGTGCAGCAAAATAGTCACTTTAATCAGCCCGGCTCTGAAGCTTCCATCACCGGGGAGGCACAGTTTGCAGATGCTGATTACTGGCGCAGCTGCCACAGGTGGTACAGATTCCAACCCATTTACCGTACTTCCGGTCGCCTAATGGGAATTGAATTGCTAACAGCCGTTTTTCACCCGTCCATGCCGCACAAGCTTTTATCTCCTGAACACTACTTTGCCCGCCTCAATGTCGAAGAACGCTTAAATATCGTTATTGAACAATTGCAGTTACTGAGCCAGTGGCATGAGCGTTTTGTTCAGGATGGACTGCGCGCATCCGTCAATATTGATGGGTTGACGCTGTTGGCGCTGCAGGAAAACCGCAAAGCCAAAAAACTGCTGGCGACCATGCCTTGGTTACGTTTTGAACTGGTTGAAAGCCTGGCTGTTCTGCCTCACGACACGCTGGCGACACTACCTGAAGCAGGGCAGCTCTGGTTGGATGATTTTGGCTGCGGCGCGGCGAATTTCTCCTCGCTGTCGCCGGCAAGATACGACTGCATCAAGATCGCCCGCGAACTTTTCATTATGTTACTCAAGAGCGAAGAGGGACGGCAGCTGTTTCCGTCACTGGTCACTCTGATTGCCACTTACTGTAATGATGTCGTCATTGAAGGGGTTGAAACTGAAGAAGAGTGGGAAATCGTCAGACAATCTAATGCCTCGGCAGCCCAGGGGTATTTCTTGTCCCGACCTCAACCGTTTGAAAATCTCGAAGATCTTCGTTCCGAGTTGTAA